CGAATCCTGTCCCAATGTCGATCGGAGCTTCAGAGATTCTGATGTCCGAGATCGAACTCTCAACCCAATACACTCAAACAAACTAGGAGTAATTATGCCAACGACCGTCATCACCGGACGCGATCTAGTATTGACGATCGCTACCGTAAATTACGACGCACAAGTAACAACAGTCTCTCTTGAAGGCGACCATGTAATCGAGACTTACCAAACACTCGATGGACGCGCTTACAAAGCCATCGATGATTCATGGACTCTCAATGTGGAAATGCTTGCAGACTGGGGCGCAGTCGGTTCACTTTGCGAATCACTTTGGACAGCCACAGAAACAGCACCAAACACAACTTTGGCTGCATCACTTACAGCTGCAACTGGCGCTGTATTTGTTTGCAACATTTTGCCAACATTCCCAAATGTCGGCGGTTCAGCACCAGACGCACAGACTGTCTCGCTATCCTTTCAAGTAGTGGGAACACCAACCGAAACATTCAGCTAAGAGATAGGAAATCGGGAGCATGAAAACAGGAATCACAATTACATATTTCTCAGGGGACTCGGAGTCGTTCACCGCATCGACACCGGAATTCGTAAAGTGGGAACGAAAGACAGGCTTGAAGGTTACACAACTTGGCGAAAATGTCGGGCTGGATGATCTTCTCTTCTTGGCATATAACGCGAAGAAGAGAGAGCTTGCTGGACAGCCCATCAAACCATACGAAGTCTGGTGCGATACGGTGGACGATATTCGATCCGAGGAAGTGGATGTCCCAAAAGTTACGCCGCCGGAAGCCTAAATCGCGTCTTGGTTGAACTGGCGCTAGCGACAGGGATACCGATGAAGGAATGGGAAACGGCGGAGCAGATTTACACAGCAATCGAGATATTGGAGAAGCGGAATGGCAAGTAAAGCCAAGCAGGGGCGGTTCGAAATAACCGTCGAGCCTGTTGAATTCCGAAATCTGATTCGGTTGTTAAACGCTTTGGACAAAGAAACTCAAGATGAAATTAGAACACAGGCACTCCCTTTATCTAAGCGCCTTGCTGGACAGCTCTTCATGTTTAGCCAATCAGCACCATCGCCACAGGCAAAGCTTGTCGCGGAATCAATTGTCGCAAAGCGAGATCGACTTATCCGCGTCGATGTGGGTGGTACAAAGAAGGTCGGGCGCAAATACGGCGGTGAGCAATCTAAGTCCGGTAAAGGTGCGAAGGTTCGCCAGCAATCTGCTCCAGCGGGTGCTTTGCTTTGGGGATCTGAATTCGGATCTCACAAAGGTGTGGACAGTCTTGGTCGCGCTTACACAAATCGATTCAAAGCAGCTTACAATAAGCGCGGCTATTGGATGACTCCAGCTGTGGACTATTACACGCCAATCGTTGCGCGTGAATATGCGCAGATGGTTCAAGATGTAGTCAAGAAGTTAGGACTCGACTGATGGCTGGTATTCCAAAAGTTAAGATCACCTTTGACGCGGATTTTGATGAATTAAAGCGCGGAGTCAAAGGCGCTGAAAATGAAGTGCAAGGTTTTGGCGACAAGGTTGCAAAATTTGGAAAGATGGCTGGTGCAGCTTTTGCCGTTGCTGGCGCAGCTGCTTTGGCTTATGGCGCTGTACTTCTCAAGCAAGGCGTTGAGTCTGCAATCGCCGATGAAAAGGCTCAAGCAAAACTGGCGACCACATTACAAAATGTTACTAACGCCACCGATGCCCAAATTGCCGCGGTTGAAAATCAGATTCTTCAGACTTCACTTCTTACCGGACTGACCGACGATGCGCTTCGCCCAAGCTTTGAACGCTTTGTCCGAGCCACAAAAGATTCAGATGAAGCTCTCAAACTTCAAAGCGTCGCAATCGATGTCGCAGCTGGATCGGGTAAGTCTCTAGAAGCTGTAACGAATGCGATGGCTCGCGCAGCTGAAGGGAATACGACAGCACTTGGCAAATTGGGCGTGGGACTTACAGCCGCTCAACTCAAGACGATGTCGATGGATGATGTTACAAAGGCACTTGCAACAACTTTTGGCGGGCAAGCTGCAACTCAGGCAGACACTTTTGCGGGCAAGATGGCTCGACTTCAGGTCGCATTCGATGAAGGCAAAGAAACAATCGGATCTTTTGTTCTAGATGCCGTTACTCCGATGATTAATACAATTGTAAATACCGTGATCCCAGCCGTTGCGGGATTCATTGATTCAGTCGGTGGCAAAGACGGCTTGACCAATGCTTTCAAGACTTACATTGATCTAATCAAGAACATCTTTCAACCGGTACTTGAAGGCTTCAAATTTGCATTTGATCAGATCAAAGATGCGGTCATGGCTAACAAGGAAGAATTTACAGTCCTATTCAAATTCTTAAAAGACTTCGTTGCACCTTTGCTCGGTGGAGTCTTGAAGCTTGCCATTCAGGGAATCGGTATCGCTTTGGGAGTTGTGATTGGAGTCGTGGGAAATCTCATCAGCGGCTTTGAAAAACTCTTTGGCATAGTCAAAAGCGTGGTCGGAGCAATCCAATCCTTGATCTCTTTGGTGGCAAATAATCCAGTCGTCAAGGGAATCGGCAACGCGATCAGCTCAGCCTTTGGCGGATTTCGCGCCGAAGGTGGTTCAGTCTCGGCTGGCAAATCTTATGTCGTAGGCGAGCGCGGGGCTGAAATGTTCGTCCCCAGTTCAAACGGCACAATTGTCCCGAACGGCGGAATGGGTAGCACTTTCAACATTACTGTGAACGGCGCAATCGATGCCGAAGGTACAGCCCGCACAATCGTGGATGTACTCAACCGGTCAAATGCCCGCGGCACACTTGGCGCAAATAGGTTCGCTTTCGCATGAGCCTATGGACTCCAACTTGGAGCATCGACATCGATGGCGTGGAGTACAAAGATGTGGCGCTCGCAAATCTAACAATCGGCTCTGGTCGAACAGACATCTATGAGCAAGCCATCGCTGGCTATTGCAATCTAACTTTGATTAATCTTGACGATTCAAATATCGTCGCTGGTATAAATTCAGCCGTTACCGTGTACATAAACGATTCCACAGGGACTCCAGTAGCTCTCTTTGGCGGGTCAATTACGGATTTGATCGTAGGCGTTCAATCTGGCGGATCGATTGGAGTAACCCAGACGATCTCCATCGTGGCTCTAGGGGCGCTCTCAAGGCTTCCAAAGGTACTTACCGAAGGAGTCTTGGCTAAGGATCTAGACGGAGTCCAGATCGAATCAATTTTGTCTCAAGCTCTCTTTGCTCGATGGAATGCTTTACCAGCGGCGGAGACTTGGAACGATGTTGATCCAGCTTTAACTTGGGCAAATGCATTCAATACCGGACTTGGTGAGATTGATGCTGGCAATTATGAATTAACTGATCGATCCGCAGATGTAACGGACATTTATTCTCTTGTAGCTTCTTTGGCTACTTCGGGTCTTGGCTACCTTTACGAGAATTCAGCTGGTCAGATCAGTTATGCGGATTCAACCCATCGAACCCAATACTTATCGGCAAACGGTTATGTGAATCTGTCTGCCAATGATGCTTTTGCCAGCGGCTTACAGACCGCGACTAGGGCTGGCGATGTCCGAAATTTTGTAACCGTAACCTATAAAAACGGACAACAAGTAACGGAGTCAGATTCAGAGTCCATCGCTTTGTATGGGACTTTGGCTCAAAATATAACGACGAGCCTCGAAAATGGGGCGGATGCTACATCTCAAGCGGAATTCTATTTGGCGTTACGCGCATTTCCACAAGCTAACTTGAACCAAATTTCATTCCCAATCGGCTCGCCAGAAATTGATGACTCTGATCGAGATAACTTGCTCAAGGTATTTATGGGAATGCCGGTCAATATCAACGACCTACCTTTAACTATGGGCTTTAATTTTCAGGGATTTGTCGAAGGCTGGCAATTTCAGGCTGGCATCAATTCTCTGACTGTCTCGCTTTATGTTACTCCGGTGGCGTATTCACTTCAGGCGTTCACTTGGAACGATGTGCCTGTCGTCGAGACTTGGAACACGATAGAACCTACACTTGAGTGGTTAAATGCCACCGCGGTCGCATAAGGAGAAGAAATGGCAACAACTACACCGAATTATGGATGGTCAGTCCCAACATCAACGGACTTAGTCAAAGATGGCGCAGTCGCAATTGAAACGCTTGGCGATTCAGTAGATGCAACAGTCAAAGCGCTAAATCCAGAGACAACGCTTGGAGATATCGCTTATCGATCAGCAACCGCAAACACAAATACGCGTTTAGCTATCGGCTCGACTGGCAACATTTTAACCGTAGCGGGTGGCGTCCCAACTTGGGCAGCTCCGGCGGCTGGTGGATCTCCAATGACCCTTGTTTCGACTACAACACTTTCTGGAACAACAACAAACATCACAGGGATTAGTTCAAGTTACAACACTTTAATAATGTTATTTGCAAATGTTTCGAATAATGCTGGAGACAGTATGAATATCAGAATAAACACAGACACAGGAAGCAACTACACGCGTAGCAAGTGGCGCAATTACAGCGGAACTGTTACTTATGATGCTAGTGCAGTTACCACATCTTTCGGTCTTAGTTACGACGCTGGCACAAGCACTTCTGGCTATATGCAGTTAAACAAATACGACTCAACAAAATACGTAGTTTCAGGTCAGTCTTATCAATCAAACAGACTTGAATTTGTAAACGGCTTTTATAATGGAAGCGCTGCGGCAACAACACTTAGCATCACTTCTGGTTCAGGAACTTTTTCAGGCACAGTTTATGTATATGGAGCGTAAAAAATGAAACCAACTATAACAATTCATAATATCGAAACAGGCGAAGTAATTGAGCGCGAAATGAATGCAGCTGAATTGGCTCAATTACAGATTGATCAAGACATCGCTCAGATTGAAAAAGAAGCGGAGAACACTCGCAAAGCTGCAAAACAAGCCATTCTTGATCGTCTTGGTATAACCGCCGAAGAAGCTGCGATTTTATTCTGATGAGTTACCCAAAAGGCACAGCTGCTCACGCTTTGGAGATTGCAAAAGCCGAGATCGGCACAATCGAAGAAGGCGACAATCTGACCAAATATGGCGCATTCACAAAAGCCAACGGCTTGCCGTGGTGCGGTTCATTCTGCAATTGGGTACTTGCACAAGCTGGCGTAAAGGTTCACTCCCTTGTCTCAACAGCTGTGGGCGCGCATAAATTCAAGGAGATTTCACGGTGGCATGAGATACCGGCAATCGGCGATTTAGCATTTATGGACTTTCCACACGACGGAGTCGATCGCATTTCTCACATTGGAATTGTCGCGGGCATCGATGGCAAGACGATAGTTACCATCGAAGGCAACACATCCGGTAGCGGCGATCAGCGCAACGGTGGCATGGTAATGGTTAAGACCCGAACGATTGGCAAAGAAGTGGTCGGCTTTGGTCGTCCCAAGTATGTGCCATACAAAGGGGAATATCCAACCGTGGTTGTCGATGCGCCGAAGAAATCCATTCTCAAAAAGGAGAAGAAAAAATGAAAGAAATCAAAGGACTCGCAGCTTCATGGGCGCGATCATTCATGGCAGCTGCTATCGCTGTGTACATGGCGGGAATTACTGATCCAAAGGCAATCGCAGGTGCGGGACTAGCTGCGGTTCTCCCAGTTGTGCTTCGTTACCTAAATCCCAACGACGCATCTTTCGGGTTAAAGGGGAAGTGATCCGGAAGCTACTTCAGGCAGCTCTGGCGATAGCAATATCGCTGGGGCTGTCTGCTTGTAGTTATCAAGGATGGACTCGATATGAATGCCAAGAATTCGAAAACTGGCAAAAGCCTGAATGCAATCCGCCACAATGTAAGGCTCTCGGAGTCTGTACTGAGGACATATACGGAGAAGATCCAAATGGGTTCACAT